AATAGGGCATGGGGTCCCGGTATGATATTGGATAACCCGTTTAAAGACTTAAAAGATTTCGGCACAAGCGAAGTACAGACAGGGGTAGACACTGATGGTGTTCCTATTATGGAAACTGTACAGAATGATGCGTATTGGGCTAATCCTTATCGTGCATGGTTACAAACAGACGCAGCCAAAGACAAACCTGGCTCTTCTTTTATGTACGATATACTTAACCATAAGACAACTGCAGTACAAAAGATTGAACAGAATGGAGATATATATTACCAAATCTCAGGAAAAACGGGTGGGGATGATAGGGAGCGTATGTCTCAAGTCTATAAGGAAATAGACGATAAACTTGTGCCCGTAGGAAAAGCTAGCTTCTACACGGGAGAACATCCAGATGCTAAAACAGCAGGTACATTTGTTCAATTTGCTGCCATGGCTGCTGCACCATTTACAGCTGGGTGGTCCACTGCAATAGGTGAATTTGTATTAGGTGCTGGTGCAGTTGGAGCACAAACAGTTGGATCTGCAATTATAGGGGCTACTGTAAACGGAATTAGTGCTGCAGCAGTTGGTGGTGATGTTAAAAAAGCTGTATTAAGTGGGGCAGCTACTGGTGCTATTAATGCTAACGCAGGTGATATTACAAATGCTATTTTAGGCGCAGACACTGTAAATTCTATTGCAAGTGCCATAAATTTAAAACCGGCTCAGGTGTCTAATATTTTTGCTAACTCTATAGGTAGTGGGGTTATTAAAGTAGTACAAGGCGGGGACCTGAGTGATTTCTTAACATCTTTTAAAGACACTCTTATAACTACAGGTGTTTCAGAAGTAGCAGCAGCAAATGTAATGAAGAGTTTAAGTGGTACGGTAAACACGGATACTATACGGCGTATAGGCAGTATTACAAAAATGGCATCTAATGTTGCCATTAATGCCAGTATGAAAAATTTAGATCCAGCTAAAGCTTTACAAATGTATATGCCTACCATTGTAACACGGGCATTGACTATCCCCGGTGGTGGATGATATAATAGATAGTTAGCTATAGAAGGGTGTAGCTTTCAATAACAATAACCCTTCATTACGGGCTATTTTAAATAGTAGTCTTTGGGCCACCTGATGTAACAGCCCCCAACTAAAGAGGTAAGTATGTCTGAGCAACAACAAATTGAACACGTAAAAGTAGCAGGTTTTATTAAACGTAATGCTAATCATGAAAAAATAAAACAAGAAGAAGAAGAGTTAAAGCAGATGCTTGATACTACAGATAATAAGAAAAACATTGAATCTGAAGATGTAGAAGATGATGACGGTGTTGTACCTGAAAGTGCAGAGGAGCGTAGTTTTAAAAAGCGTTATGGCGATCTACGTAGACACTCACAAAAACAACAATTAGATCTACAAAAGAAGATCGATGAACTACAGGCACAACTAGAATCATCTACAAAAGAACAGATTAAGCTACCCAAAAGTGAAGAAGAACTAGAGGCGTGGGTTAGTGAGTATCCAGATGTAGCAAAGATTGTTGAAACTATTGCCATTAAAAAAGCACGAGAACAATCTGCTGAACTTGAATCCCGTGTTCATAAGATTAATCAGATGGCAGAGGAAGCTGAAAAAAAGAAAGCTGAAGCGCAGCTTATGAAGTTACATCCTGACTTTGATGAAATCAGGGAGCAGGATGAATTCCATGAGTGGGTAGATAAGCAGCCTAAGTGGGTACAGCAAGCTTTATATGACAATGAAACAGATGCTATTTCAGCTGCACGTGCTATTGATCTGTACAAAGCTGATATGGGCATTGCAGGTAGTCGTAAGAAAGACACATACAAGGATGCTGCACGTTCAGTGATGGGTTCTAAACGATCACAGCCTAGTGAAAGAAACAATGACGTATTTTATGAATCTGATGTAGAGCGCATGTCAGCAGCTGAGTATGAGAAGAAACAAGATCTCATTATTGCTGCTATACGTTCTGGTAAATTTGTGTACGATAAGTCAGGTCACGCACGTTAGTATCATAGTAACTTGACAAATTTAAATTAAGTCAATATAACAAGAGCAAAGTAACGGGCGAAGAGGGTAGCTCCCCTGCTAATGCCGACACATTAGCTAGCCCATTTTCTTGTCGGAGATAGAATGGAACAGGTAAAGTGTTGCCGTAAGTGTGGCATTGAAAAGCCACTGACAGAGTTTCATAAAGCTAAAAATAAAAAGTTTGGGGTTTCCGGAGTGTGTAAGCCCTGCACTTGTGTGATTAAACATGAGTACTACATAAAAAATAAAAGTACTATAAAAAGAAAAGTGTCTGTGTATAGAACAAGCTATGTACCCAGGCATACTAGAGATATAGATTCAAGGTTAAAGAATCTTTGCACTAAAGCAAAGAATCGAAATAAAGAATTTAGTTTAGTCAATGAAGACTTACTAGATGTTTTTGAAGTGCAGCAAGGTCTTTGTGCTTATACAAAACTGCCGCTAGTAGCTGTAGCCAACCAGTTTAATACGATAAGCCTAGACCGAATCGATAGTAGTAAAGGCTACCACAAGGATAATATCCAATTAGTCTGTGCTGCTATCAATAAGATGAAACAAGAATATACAGAACATGTGTTCATTTCTTTGTGTCATCTTGTGGCGCAAAACAATAGACTATCAGACTTACCTGAAAATATATTGACCCGATAACTTTCGCACTCAATATTGACAGCCTCTGTAGTGAATGTTTAAGCGTATTTATATACTTATTCATTTATCTTAGGAGGATAAATCATGGCTTTTCCCAAAGCTGCTGGATATGGCAATTTACCAAATGGGTCATTCAGCCCTGTCATTTACAGCAAACAGGTACAACTTGCATTCCGTAAATCTTCAACCGTAGAAGATATCACTAACAGCGACTACTTCGGTGAGATCGCTAACATGGGTGATTCGGTTAAGATCATCAAAGAGCCTGAAGTCTCTGTTCAATCTTATGCTCGTGGCACACAAATCACGGCACAAGATCTTGATGACGAAGACTTTACCCTTGTCGTTGATCAAGCAAACTACTTTGCATTTAAGATTGATGACATTGAAGCTGCTCACAGTCATGTAAACTTCATGTCTATGGCATCTGATCGTGCAGCATATCGCTTGCGTGACCAGTATGATCAAGACGTTCTTGGCTACCTTGCAGGCTTCTATCAATCAGCTAAGCATGTCAATGCTGACACTGCACGTACAACTGCTCCTGGCACTAAGGCTGTTTCAACTGCAGGTTCAGATGAATTGCTTACTTCGATGAAGCTCCGTAAAGATAGCTTTGGTAATATTACCACTGCATCTGCAGGTGATCATTCCATTCCTCTTGCTGCTCGTCTTCCTGGCGCAACTGCACTCCCCACTGCAACTGCATCACCTTTAATGGTTATTGCACGTATGGGTCGTTTGCTAGATCAGCAGTTTGTTGATACCACAGGTCGTTGGTTGGTTGTCGATCCTGTCTTTATCGAGCTTCTTAAAGATGAAGATAGCCGTTTGCTCAACAGTGATTTCGGTGGTTCAGGTCTTCAAAATGGTCTTGTTATTAACAACCTTCACGGTTTCCGTGTTTATGTTTCTAACAACCTTCCCAAGATTGGCACTGGCCCAGGTACTACCGGTACTGCTAACCAGAACAGCAACTACGGTGTTATTGTAGCAGGTCATGAAGCTGCTGTTGCTACTGCACAGCAAATTACCAAGACTGAAAACTATCGTGACCCTGACAGTTTTGCTGACATTGTACGTGGTATGCACTTGTATGGTAGGAAAGTCCTTAGGCCAGAAGCAATTGTAACTGCCAAGTATAACGCAGCTTAATTGCTTTATGTTATAATGTTTTGATGGACACATTAAAACTTTACCAAGGGCACCCACATGAAAACGGCAGACATTGCACTTCATGTGGGGTGTTTAAGCAAGCAGTTAATTTCCGACTTGAAAGAGACAGTAGAGCCAAGAATGGCGTAGCTATGAGGTCTCAGTGCAATCCTTGTAGAGAGCACATCAAATGGAAATCGTTTATTGTTAGAACTTATGGCATAACTGTAGATGACTATTATGCCATGCTAGAAAAACAGAATTACAGATGTGCTATTTGCGATTCTGAATCTAACAAAAATGCTGCTCGTGAGAAAATGTTTATTGATCACTGTCATGAAACAGGTAAAGTAAGAGGGCTGCTTTGTAGTAAATGTAATATAGCCCTCGGCAATTTTGATGACGATGTTGAAACATTAAAACGTG